TAAAAGTGGACACCAAATGTTAGTAGAAATGGAATGGAGGGAGTGGGAAAAGATTATTGCTGGCTAAGTCCATATATAGACTATACAAAACAATTGTTGCTTTCATGAGTTTGTTTATAAATGTTTTCATTTGAATTTTTATTGTGGTTTAACCGGGAGTCTGATTCGCTTCCGGTTTTTTTAGTCTCTAGTCAGAAGAAAAAAGGGGTTAAGCAGTGTTAATACCTCTATAATATAGCTTTGGTTTTAATTATAGAGGGTTCCTTAAGATTTAACCCCTTTTCTTCTTTTAAATTTTCTATAATAGCTTTGATATATAGAATGTAAAAACCTTTAAACATATTGTTTTTATTATTCTTGAGAAACGCCACTGCTGGTTTCGTAACTGAGACCAGCTTTCTTAGCTTTAAAATCAAGTTGTCAACTAAGTTGAACACGGTTAACTAAATATTTTCATTTATTTACTAAATAAGTCTTAAAATAACCCCTTTTCCAAAAATAAACTGATATATAGACTATACAACAATATTCAAAACGGTTGGCGCCGTTCAAGTGTAATAAAAAAATCTAAAATTTATGTTTAATTTATGGAAAGCTGTCTCCGAGCCAGTACAAATAAAAATAGTGACTCCTGAAGAAGTAATAGAAATGGTAAGAACTGGTGGTGAAAATTTAGAAACCATTCTTGAAGCTAAATTACTTAAAACAAGTCAATCAAAAGAAGAATATAGAGCAGTTAAAACAAAAAAATTACCATGTATTACAACTAATTTTCTTTTCGACAAAGTTAGAAGAGATATAAATGTAATTGAATCCACTGGATTTCTTTACTTTGATTGGGACCTTACAACACATGAAGAAGCTCAAGCTAAGAAAGAAGAATTAAGTAATAATGATTCTGTTTATGCTTGTTGGTTTTCACTTAGTGGTACTGGTGTTTCTGTTTTAGTTAAAACATTGGGAGTAACTAAGGAAAATTTCAAAAATTCAATTGAAAATGTTATTGGACTTGCAGGATTTACTGGAATAGACACTAATGCTAAAACAATTAACAGAACACTAGTGCTTGCGTATGACCCAGAAGTTTATTTTAATCCAAACAGTGATGAGATTGACTGCTTAGATATACCAGACGAAGATCTAGTGATTAGTTCAATTGGTTTAATACAAAACCTTACTGGTGTAATTAGACTGAATCAGACCTTAAGTAGCTATACTGAAGAATGTCACTATATCCCGGAAGGAAAAACATGGTTTGGTTGTCATTTAAAATTTAGAGGAAGAGGAATAGTTGCATTAATAAACGATGGAGAACGAAACAAAATCTTATCTACTTTCACTAACAATATGGTTATTCTTAATCCAAATGTTCCAACTGAAAGAATGTTAACTTTACTTGATACAATTAATAGAAAATGGTGTAGAACTCCAATGAAAAAGCAAGAACTAAGAAGTTTGTTAGATTATAAAATTAAAAATAGAAACACATTAACACCAATGGGAACTAAAATGAAATACTACTGGATTGACCCAACAGTTACAAATAAAGTAGCTGCTTTCCACCAAAAAGTTAAATCAGTTAAGCATGAGATAAATACTGGTTTAATTAGTGATTGGTTAAGTGAGAATTTAACTGGATATTCTACTAAGATAACTATGGATGTTATTGCAAGTGGTATTGGTATGTCTCTAACTACTTTGAGAAAATACTGGCAGACAGAACACCAAGCAATGTTAGATAATTTAAACTCTAGTGCTAAACCAAAGCAAGAAAACAATATTGACCATTGGATAACCAATGTTATGGCTGGTAAAACCAGCAAAGTGACTAGAGAAACTATTGCTACTGATTTAGGCATATCTTTATCTACTATTAAAGTAAATATAACTAAAGAGCAAATTGCTAAAATTAAAGACTTTAACCAAACACTTAAGAAAAGGGGTTAAATCTTAAGGAACCCTCTATAATTAAAACCAAAGCTATATTATAGAGGTATTAACACTGCTTAACCCCTTTTCTTAACACATAAACTAAACCTACTATGACTAAATTACCAGTTTACATAACATTTGAACAACTACAAATTGTAGCTATTCTTCCGCCCTTTAATATTTTAACTAGAGCCCAAATATCTACTCAAATCGGTGACACTAATTGTTTATTGCTTTGGTCCAATACTTTACTCAAAGATACAATGACTCAATGGTTGGAATTTACTAAAGAAAACAAGTTTAAGCTTAATGAAGAACATAGAATCTTTGGCACTGAAATTTATATAGATGGTTATGAGCTAATTACTTATGAACTAAGTGCTATTGATTTAACTTTTAGTGCTAATGTCACTGATTTGATTACATTGTAACTAATTTGATTATACTTCTCTCTCCCGTATGAAGCTTTACTCATATACTAACCTTAACAAAACATTAACAAAACTATTTAGCAAAAACACACATTTTAGCCCCTTTTGTAGTTTTTTCCCCTAAAAATAACTATATATATCTTACAATAACCAATGCTGCAATGCATCACACAAAAAAACCACAATGAATCATGAACTCAATTAAACCAAACCACGAAATTCCAGCAAATCAAACTAAACGTCAGTATGCTGAATGTCTTGAAACTCTTATCCAAATCTATAAAGACCATGGATGGGGTCCTGATAATGTCTCTGCTGAAGAATGGGAGAACACACTGCAAATTTTATCCGGTGTTAATCCAGAAGACTATAACCACCTTACTACGCCAGAAGAAACATTTACTTTTGTTGACCGCTTGCCTTCGGATTCCTCTATGGAATTTATTGATTACTGGCATGATGCTGTAGACGAATCAATACTAGAAGGTGAAATGCCACTCTGGATAGACGAAACAATGGTTACAATAACTCCTGGAGGTGACACAGATACTATTATACTCCAACACGAATGCGAAGAATTTATGGATGTTATCGTTACTCATTGGGGTCAATGTAAAATCCAATTTTACTTCTTAAATGACAAAAAATAAAACCAAACCTAATGAAAACCACTACTCGTTATCACTTACCTTACTACCTCCTTCCACTGAAAGCCAATGAATGGTTCTCCCGTCAACCAGACGCTCATATAATTGCTGGCACGCCTGAAGCTGAAAGCACACCACTCTGGATAACTACATGGGACTCTGAAACTCAACAACAATACCAAGAATTTATGAATGACTTAGTGGCTGAAACTGTTAACCACCAGCCACGTGGTATAATCGGAATACCAAAACAGTATGGAGCTAACCACGCTCAATTTTAACTTCGTTCAACGGAGTTGTAAATAACCACAAAATCAAATGAAAAATGAATCAAGCAAACAAACTGAACAAGAATTTTTTATGGAGCTTACTGAAAAGGGTTACCATGCTGACCTAGAAACTGGAATTGTTTGGACTCCTCGTAATAAGCCACTAACTAATCGTAAAATGGGTTGGTTATATGCTTCAATTATTACCAATGGTGTTAAAAGACAATACTACTTGCACCGTTTTGTTTATTGGAGTGCAACTGGTGAATGCCCACCACAAATTGACCACATTAACCGTATGCGTAGTGACAATCGTATTGAAAACTTAAGAGCTGCTGACTACTGGCTTAACAACCAAAACCAATCAGAGAGAAAAGGCTATACTGAAGTTACATTGTCTAATGGAGCAACTGCTTATATGGTTATTGTCCGCACAGGTACTTACCGAAAAAACTTAGGATACTTTGCTACTCCTGAACTTGCACTTGCTGCTCGAGAAGAATACAAGGAATACTTTAAAGCTTAAACACTAAAACTAAAAAAATATAACAATATGACATACTTCACATTATACTCAATGGAACTTGGCTTAGCTGGATTTTTATTCGCTTGGTTAATCCTTAATTTTGAACCATTGGTTGCTATCTTAGCTCATACTAGCGAAAGCTTATATGCAAAAAGATTTAAGATGCCTAAGTGGTGCTTCTGGTCACTAGATACTTTGCTTGACGTTGTTCAATGTCCTAAGTGTTTAACATTTTGGCTAACACTAGCAATGACCGGAAATCTACCAGTTGCTATCATGTTTGCTATATTTGCCACTATACTAGACAAAATTAAAGTCTAGCCTAGACCAATATATATTGTGACTCTCCTACTACTACTGAGTGATAGGAGAGTTTACTATTCTAAAATAGCTAAAAACCAAAATGAATGAAGCGAATCAAAGAACAGGTAAGCAACCATTAAATCCAGACAATGTACTTGTAATTGGAGACTTACATTTACCTTATGACCATAAAGACTACCTCCAGTTCTGTATTGACCAACAAGAACGCTTTAACTGCGGAACAGTTGTCTTTATTGGAGACATACTTGATTTCCACTCCAGCAGCTTTCATGCCACTGACCCAGACTTAATGGGTGCTGGTGCTGAATATGATACTGCCATCCATAAACTTAAATCCTGGCAAGCAGCATTCCCAAATGCTATTGTCACTATTGGAAACCACGATCTGATCCCAATGAGAAAAGCATTCGCTAGTGGTCTCTCTAAGAAACTAATGCCTACTTGGCACCAAATATTTGATGCTCCTACAGGCTGGAAGTTTGCGAAGCAGTTTGTTCTTAACGACATTCTTTATACTCACGGGACATCGAACGCATTAAACAAAATGACTGCCACTAGACTGTCAGTGGTACAAGGACACCTACATTCACTACAGTATGTTCAATGGACTCAAAGTGATTTAAACCGTATCTTTGCTTGTCAAGTTGGTTGCGGTGTTGATGCAGAACACATGGCATTTGCTTACGGCCGAGACTTTGCTAAGAGACCTGTACTTGGTTGTGCTGTAGTCTTAGACAAAGGTAAATTACCAATAGTAATACCAATGCATGAAGAAAAAGGTACACTAGATATCTGGTGCTAATGAATTAAAAATACGACTTTGTCGAAATTTAAAATTTAAACTATAATAATATGTCAGAAGAAACTAATCCAATCGAAAAACACCCGGACTTCCTGGGACTGGAAGAACCAACACAATTTCGTGGCCTATCATTCCGCGCCGATTTTACCAATTTTGATTTGCCAAAGCTTGGCTGGGAAGGTCCTACACCACCTCCTGCACCAGAACCGGTAATGCCTCCTGTTACTCCAGTGCTAAAGAAGTCAAAGAAATCTAAAAAAGACCTTTTCTAGAATGCTAACACCTGAAGAAGTAGAATTATTCACCAGTAACTTAGAGTGGTCAAACCAAGCAAAGAGTACTTGCCACCAAATTAATGATCTGTGGACACTAATAGAACCGGACTGGCCACGAAGACCGGAAGGTTGCTATTGTAACAAACAAGCTAGGAAATCTTTTATTATAGAAATGTCTAGCTGGTGGTCAAATAAAGGAGTATCTTATGCAACAGATTCAAATAAATAATTGGTGGACAGCAAATTATAAAGACTTGCTACTTTATGCTAAGAAATGGATAATTTCTAGAAAAAGACAAATTGAACCAGCTGCTGCTCTTGCCGAAGCTTATATTTACATTTATGACAGAAGAAATGATATCCAAGACGCTGGTCAACTGTCAGCTTGGACTAAACACTGGTTAAAAAAGAATATTGACTGGCAAGAGAATAAACTAAGCAAAACTGAAACCAGTAGAGCCAAAGAAATGTCCACTGAGATTGGTAATACTCGAGTTGAATATAGTCTGGATGCTAAAATTAATGAACTTGTCCAAGGATTTGCTGCTACTATTACTGACAAGCTAGATAAACGTATCTTTCTGCTTTATTGGGTCACTGGCTTACAGACTGGTGCACTTTTATCTAGTCATATCAATGTATCAATTAGTCAAGGTTACATTTATCTAGCTCGTGCTAGAAAATACGAAGCTGCATTCCGTGCGTGGGTAGTAGAAAACACATTTATCTAACTATGGCAAAAAGACCAAAGAATCCAAGAATATCTGAACTAGACCAGCATGACGAGTTACAAAGGTTACTCAGTGAAGTACCGACACCTGCTGGTCTACAAACACAACACTTACCACCAATACCAGATATAGTTAATGAAAAGTTAACGGCTAAAGAACGAATGTTTGTTATTGCTTACTGTAGTCACTTAAATGGTAAACAAGCCATTGAAGAAGCAGGATATAGAATACAAACTGGTGGTAAACAAGCTCAAGAATTATTGAAAAGACCAAGAGTTGCTGAAGCAATTGAAGAAAGACTAATGGCTATGAACCTTTGCTCAGTGGTAAGTAGAGAAGTTTTAATCACTGAACTCTTTATGCTTTATAATCGAATAATGGAAGAAGACCCAAGAGCTTATAAGTACCAACTTGCTGCACTTGAAGCCATCGCTCGAGTTCAAGGTTATTACACTAATCTTATAAACGTAAGTCATAATACTGGACCAGTAGAATACAAAGTAGTGGTAATACCACCAAATAAACCAACAGAACAAGATGGAGATTCAAGTAACTAATGTTTTCGAACGGAACTGGAATGCTCTACTCAGTGAAACAAGATATATTGAGAACGTTGGTGGCTCAAGGAGCTCAAAGACTTATTCACTATGTCAAGTCTTAATCCTCTGGGCAATCCAAAATTCGAATCGAGTAATCTCTATTGTTAGAGCAACTGGACCAGCCTTAAGTGCTTCAGTACAACGAGACTTCATTGAAGTTATGAATGCTTTAGAACTTTGGGACCGTAGTTGTTGGAATGTCTCAGATAGATGCTATACTTTTCCTAATGGTACAATCATTGAGTTCTTTAGTGCTGACCAAGAACAAAAATTACGTGGTCGAAAGAGAGATGTCTGTTGGGTTAATGAAGCTAATGAGCTTGGTTATGACTCATTTGAGCAACTTGACTTGCGTACAGTAGAGAAAGTATTCTACGATTACAACCCCAGCATGAACGCTAGTTTTCTCTATGAAGTTAGTGCTAGTCAGCTTGAAAAGAAAGTAACTATACACTCAACATTCTTAGATAATCCATTCTTAGAACCACAAATTGTTGATAAGATTATGAGCTATAGCTTATCTGACCCATCTTATTACCAAATATTTGCACTTGGTGTTCGAGCACATTCTCGAGAAAATGTATTTGTTGAGTGGAAGACTGGAGAGTTTAAAGAAGAAGACTGGGATGGTTACATTTATGGACTAGACTTTGGATTTAATCACCCAATGGCACTAATAAAAATCTGGTATAAGAGGAAGTCTAGAGAAGTTTATCTTGAAGAAGTAATCTATGCTCGAGAACTAACTTCCACACAAATAGTGGATAGAATGATAGAACTCGGTGTCTCTCGGTCAATACCAATAATCTCAGAAACTGCTAGACCAGAAATCACTGCTGATATCCGTAAAGCTGGTTTTGCTATAATGAATGCTGATAAAGCAGTTATAGATGGTATTAACACAGTGAAAACATTTCAAATTACAATTTCACCCACTAGTAACAATATAATTAATGAGAATCGTGGCTATAAGTGGCAAAAGATAAATGGTATTTTAACTGACACTGTGGTTAAAGCAAACGATGACGCTATGGATGCTATAAGATATGGATTAGTGTATCTAAGAAAACACATTGTCTCAGAAGGTAATGTAGATTCAATGTCTGCTTTCACATTTAGCTTATAAACCACTAAACTATCTTAATGCTAGTAGTTACTAAATCCAAAGTGCAGGTAGAACACAACATTAATCAATGTTAAGAAGATTAAAGATAAAGAATATAAAGATAGAAGTAGTTAAGTAGATACATCTAGATGTTTTACACTTTTTCTAACAAACTGCTACAACTTCGTTGAACGACGTTAATCAAAAAAATATAAACACTAAAATATGGCTATTTCCTTTATAGCAAAACCAACTGGCATAGTACAACCTGGCTATAATGCTGTGACTTATGTAGTTGACTCAACAAACAAAGCACTTCCAGGATTCCGCTATCTTTTCCAGCTCTTTGAGCCTAGCACAACAAACTTAATTGCGGAGTTTAAAGTCGCCGCAGCACCAGACGGTTATGGCTATATAGACGTTGCTAAAATACTTCAAAGCTACTTAACTAGCACGCTTAACTTAACCTCTACGAGCTGGTATTCAGCAGATAGTGGTTCGACTAAAGCATTTGACATTGCGTTTGGAGAAGACTACATTACTAGTCAGTCAGCACTAAGAACTTATCCAGCACCATTAGTACCACCAGAAGACCAATATGCTACAGTAGCAATTACCGGCTCAATATTTCTTACTGGTGACCAAATAAGAATAACACTTCCCACTGATTATGGCGACTGCCGTGACGCTATTGAAGGTGTCTCAACAGTTCGTATCGGTGCTGTGAATTCTATTGTCCTTAACCGCTTCACGCAGTGTGGGGTCACTGCTGGCATTACTGGTGCTTATGTTACCTATGCTGATAACCGAAAAACTAGAGCAGAAGGTTTAACAGCTTTATCTGCTAGAGTAATTTATAATGCTGCAATTGCTCCTACAGAATGGCCTAGTTGGGGAATGACTGCCGACTTTAATATCGGTACTGGAACTAGACATATTCAAACTGGTGCACCAACTAGCGGCATTTCTATTCAGCCTTGGCAGAATATGTGGTGGAACTTTGGCGACAATAAAACTAACCAAGCAAAAGCTGTAATATTCCAAAATAATTTAGGAGATATTTGGGAACTTAATACTTCTGGTACTGCAACTTACTTAAAGGGTGTTAATGTTTCTCCAGGAGTTACTGCTAGCGCCGTCTTAATTGCTGGAACTGGTTCACTAGTTCGTGCCGGTGTTACTTACTATGACTTATGGTCAGTTAATGCTGCAAACGACGACTTCTTAAATTTTAGTATTTCTTCTACTCCTGGTTCTAGTTTACCAACTACTATTGCAAAAGCTGGTACTTATAATGGTCGAGCTTATTATACTTTTATCATTGGCGCAGCATCGTTCTACGTTTGGTGGTCTTCTGCAAACTCTTGGTGGGAAGTAACTAGTGCTTTAGGTGGTGGTAACCAATATTTAATTAGTTCAGTTCCGGGCAATGGTATAAATCCACCAGCAGGTTCTTATCCAGTAACTTGGACTGATGGCACTGACCAGCCTTATATCTCTGCTTTCACTACTACTGATATTCCACTTTATGCTACAAATAAAACTAGCCAAACATACCGAATTGCTATAGATGACCGATGTGCTAAAAATGAAACTCAACTACTTTTCTTAGATAGAATGGGTAGCTGGGGTAGTTTTGCTTTCACTTTAAACCAAGAAAAGGCTAATACTACCACTAAGGAAAGCTATAACAAAGAATATGGAGCAGTCGCAAGTTCAGTGTGGACCTATGATACATATAGTGCAGGGAATACTACTTGGGGAGTTCTACTAGAAGAAATCTGGACACTAAATGGTGACTGGATGACCGACGAAATGTCAGTTTACTTTGACCAGCTAATGTCTAGTCCAGAAATCTTGGTTAGATTCACTGCTAATGGTGACTGGCAACGCTGTCAAATCGTTGATGGTAGCTGGAGGACTGAAAGAACAGCCAATAAAACCCTAGTGAGAAAAACTGTGCAGATTAAAACCGCACTACAGCAAAATATTAATATCTAATCTAATATGAATTTACGGACGCAGTTACAACTTGTTGATAATACTAGTGTAGTTGGTACTTTAGACGTTGACAGCGATACTATTGTACCACTTAACTTAGCAATATCGGATATTCGAGATATCCAGAAGCGTACTGGCTCTTTTTCCAAGACCATTGTACTGCCTGGAACTAAAAATAACAACCGGTTACTTGGACATTACTACGATGTTAATGTCCTAGCTGGTAGTTTCGATGTTAATAAGGTCCAGAAGTGTATTCTTATCCAAGACGGTATCCAGTTGCTACAAAATACTTATCTTCAACTGCTTAGTGTTCAAAAGGAGAATGCTACAGACTACGGAGACGACCAAGTTACTTATAATGTAGTTATTAAAGACACTGTTGGTGATTTCTTCTCTAAGATTAATGGTGTTGAACTAACTGACCTTGATTTCTCGAAGTGGGACCACTCGTTAACTGCTGAAAATATTGTTGGCTCCTTTGGGCACACTGCTGGTCAAGGTTACAAGTACATTGTTCCTTGGTCAGATTCACCAGATTTTACACTTAATGACCTTAAACCTGCACTTTGGGCTGAAGATTATTGGAACCGAATCCATGCTGCTGCTGGTTACCAATGGACTTGGGCTACTAAAGCAGATGATAATGTCCGCTTCAGTGATTTATTGATTCCATTTAACGGTGACGAGAAGAGAGTTAGTGAAGCAGTAACTGAAGCAAGTAAAATAATTGCTGAGTCGGCAATAGCAAATGACTATTCAGGCGCAACTGCTCAAATAACTGTTCCAGGTTCTTCAATTAAAGTACTAAACGTTCTTAATTTTGTAACTGGATTAATTATCGACACAGAAATCTTAGACCCAGATAATGCTTATAACCCTACTACTAGTAGTTATACTAATCGGTATTATTTGTCTTCACCTAATGCTCAAGACTTTATATTTGAGATAGACTACGATTTAATAGTTAAAAACAATGGTGTTCTTAATGTTGAGACAGTATACCCAGCTGAGCAAATTATTACACTAAATACTTTTAATTTAGATGCTCAAGTAAATCAAATGGTTACTTCAGCTCAACTTACTTCAACTCCTGTAAGTATTAGTGGAGTATTCGCGCCTGGAGAAACTATAGTGAATACAAATACTATAGCAAGAACTGTTATAACTGCTACTAATGCAACAATAGGGGATAGGTATTTCTTTAATATAAACTGTCAAAATACGTCAGTTAATCCAAGTGGAGGCTATCTGTCACCACCACCTAGTGGAGGAGTAACTTTTAAAGAAATTCCTGCATCAGCTACACCGCCAGACGTTGAACTAATAATAAGAATTAGAAGTTTAACACTGACTATACAACTTAATGCTGAGTCAGCAGTATACGGTACAATGGTTAGACTTAATGACTATAGCTTACTAAAGATTAAACAGTCTGAGTTTATCAAGTCAATTATGACAATGTATAACTTGTTTGTTGAAGTAGACCCAAATGATGACACTAAGCTCATATATCGTCACCGAGATGAGTTCTATGACTCCGGTGCTACTAAAGACTGGACTTATAAATTAGCAAGAGACAGAGAACAAGTACTACAATTCATGCCTGAGCTTAACACCAAAAGGATTGTCCTAAGTTATGCTGCTGAAGACGACAGATGGAATAAGATTTACCAAGAAGAGATTGGTGAAACTTGGGGTCAACAAGAAATAATTTTTGGCAATGAGTATGTTAAAGGTGTAGACCGAAAGGAGATCTTATTTGGACCAACTCCTGGCATGAACACTCAATGGGACTCTTATTGTCCACTTATTCCACTTGCTGCACCGAAGACTAAGCCAAGAATACTTATAGATGGTGGTACTGCAACTTGTCAACCAATAACTGTTACTAATTATGTTGGTTCAGTAACTGGTGCTAGCTATTATCCAGCAGTTAGCCACTTTGACAAAGCTGTCAACCCTACTTTCGATATTAACTTTGGTATTTGTGATTATTACTTCTATGATCCAAATATTACTACTGAAAACAACCTCTATAACAATTACTGGCGTCGCACACTTGCCCAGCTAGACACTGGAAAACTGTTTACTGCATATTTTGCATTAACTCCTTTAGACGTCGCTCAGCTTAAACTAAATGACAAGATAAGAATCGACAATAGTTGGTGGAATATTAATAAAGTAATTGACTATGATGCTGGCCGCGGTAAACTTACCAAAGTAGAACTAATGTCGGTTGACGAAGCTTTAAGACTCTTAACTACTAACAATCCAAGTACAGTACTGCCTGAAAGTGTACTGCCAGTGACATTTACACCAATTAAACCAACCAATGTTCGACATAGTTCTCAAATTGTCCGACAAAGTACGGGAGTTGAGCATAACCAAAGGACAAGCACTAACAATAGTAATGAAAGTCTACTTCAGCTTGGTAAGTATAACGTTATAGATGCTGGTATTCGTGGAATGGTTATTGGCGATGGAAACCACGTAACTGCTTCAGGGATCTGGCTGAGTGATAATATATACATTGACTTAAATGGTAACGTTATTCAAGCAAATGGTTTCTACATTGAGCCAGGCAAAGACATTGTTCGACCATTCAGTGCTGGTAGTGATCCAGTCTGGATTGACCCAGGAGAAGATACAGTTTTACCATTTGGTGGTGTGCCAGGTCCAACTTGGATTGACCCTAAAAAATTCTAACAAAGAAGAAAACCATAAAAAGGACATTCTTTAGGTTGACCACTATTACTAAAGCTAATTTAGATATAATAGGGCTCAATGAAGTTAATGTCCTTTTCTTAAAATAAAAACAAAAATATGTCAACTCAATACTCAAGACCACTAGTAAAACGATCTGGAATTACTGGTACCATGCCAACTATTCCAGCCAGTTTAGATATTAACACTTTCTTAAACACAGATATTATTGAAGGTGAAATGTTCTATAACATTCCTGACAATAAGCTCTATATCTCAGATGGTAGTGCTATAAATGTTATTGCTACTACCCCTGGAACTGGTGGCTTTGGTCTTGCCGCTACTCTACTTAATGGAAACACTACTAGTGGTAGTAATATTATTTTAACTGCTGGTGATGTTATAACAAGTGCCTCTGGTTCTGCTGAGTTGCAACTAAATAATGCTAATGTTATTCTTAAATCATTTACTGGTTCTGCATCAGCAGAATTTTCAGCAGCATCGGCGTCGGCAATCGGAATGAGTTATACAAACAGTGGTGTTAATTATGCTGCAGTATATGCAAATACTAGTAGCAGTAGTTTGGCCTATACTGACAATAGTAATAAATTTAATTCTGTATCTGTAGGTTTAGATAGTTTGGTCATAACAGTAAATGATACTTCTTTAATAACAAGTGCTACAGAAATGTCATACACAAGCACTGGAATGACTGCCTATGCCGCCACTAATATGTCATTTAAAAGCGGTGTTATTGGTTTAACTGGTGATAATGAGCTGAACTTGTCAAGCTTAGCAATTGGCATGACAGCTACAGGTTCGTTTAACGTTAGTGTCTATAATCAGCAGTTTATTGACATGGACGATACTGAGTTTGATATGGTTTCTTCTGATGCAAGTTATACTAGTAAAGTCCAATTAGGCCAAGGTGGAGGTATTTGCGTAAATCTAAATAATACAAATCTTATAAGTGGAACAGCTACAAGCTTAAAGATTACTTATGATGGCATCCAACACACAAAACATAATATCACTGAGCCCCTAGTATATGATTTAGTGGCTGGTGTTACTACTAATACCACTCAGACTACAATTTATACAATAGATTTAGGTTTTACTGGAGCTTGTGTAGCAGTGGATGGTATTGTAACTGGTTCTGGTACTGGAACAACAGGTGGTTATGGTGCTACACTGTTTGCTGCCTTTAAAAATACAGCTGGTGTTGTAGCCCAATTAGGAACAACAGATAAAAGTGAGAAAACCAATTATTCTACTGCAACTAGTAATATATCTGTAACTGGAACAAATGTAGTATTAACAGTTACTGGTGAAGCTTCTACCACTATAACTTGGGTTGCAAGATTAAACTATAAGAGAATATTTTAAGCTCTGTCTTTTCAATTTACAAAACTTATCAGTAAAGACAATGTCTATAAATAAAAACACTACTTGCTAATGGCAATCCAAATCAATATAGAAACTAATGATGCTTCAGTACGCCAACTCTTAGCAGCACTTAATGACACTAACCAGTCTTTAAGTGAAGCTCAGAAGCGAGTAGACCAGCTTGAGTCTCAAATTGGTAATGGCCTTAAGAAAGGAACCGACAAAGCTAAGACTAATTTACAAGGAGTAAGCAACGGTGTTTCTGGACTGGACAAGGCTTTCAATGGTTTGGACCGCTCTATTGGTACGAATCTTGGTTTATTTGGCGACTTGGGAGACGTTGCTCAAGGATTAGGTAGTGCTTTCCCAACGCTTACTGGTGGCATTAAAGCATTGAAGGTTCAGTTTATCCAAATGGGTGCTGCACTTCTTGCTAATCCAATCTTCTTAATCAGCGCAGCAATTGTTGCAATAGTTGCCGCAGTAGGTCTTGTCTTAAATGCTTTTGGTTTGCTTCAACCAGTCTTAGATGGTATCGGCAATGTAGTAAATGGTTTAATTGCTGGATTCCGGTCACTAACTGACTGGCTAGGTTTAACTACTGAAGCCTCTGGATATGTTGCTGGAAGTTTCACTAAAATGAATGAAGCTAGTAAAGAATATAAAGCTAGTCTAGTTCTTCTTAATGAAGAAAGTGCAAGAAATATAAAACTATTAGAGGCTCAAGGTGCTTCAAGCGCAGAAATTGCAGTTGAGCAACAGAAGATAATTGCCAATAATTTAATTATTATTGCTCAAGATAAAGAATTAGCTAATGCAATTGGCGATGTTGCTACTAAGTTTGGTTTCGAGAAATTAGCAAATCAAGCTAAAGAAAGGACTATTGAGTTAACTAAACAAGAGAAAGATGCTATAGTAGAATCTAAAGTTGTTGAACTTAATGCTATTAAAGAAACAGCAGCAGAGGGCCAAGCAGCTTATGATAAGTATAAAACTCGGATAGCAGATGGTCTTAAAGCACTTGAAGAATCTGAAAAAGCAAAGGTAGTTAAAACAGTAGAAGGTTCAACTGAACGTCTTGCTGCTGAAATTGCCGCACTTAAAGCCACTGAAGAATACCAACTATTAAATTTTAAAGCATTAGAAATCACTGAAGCTGGTAAAACTATTCTAATTGCTGATAATATTGATAAGCGATTAGCACTTGAGAAAGGATTCACTGATAAACAAGATGCTCAAGCTAAGAAAGAGGCAGCAGATGCTAAAGCTAAGAGAGATTTTGCTATTGAGTCCACTAAACTTGCTATAGAGCGCTTAAATACAGAAATAGTTGCTGCTAAAGACAATAGTGATAAACTGATTGAACTAGAACTTAAGAAAGGTTTAAGTAAAAAGGCACTACTTGAAGAACAATTAGCAAATGAACTTGCTAGTACTACTGGTGGTGAAGAAGCAAAGAAGCAAATCAGAGAAAAGTATGCTATTCTCCAAATACAGCGTGAGCAAGAAACTGCTGGTGTTGTAGCCAATATTCAGAAAACACAAGCTGACCTTGTTTTAAAGAATAAAGCTGACAAGGATAAACTGGATGCAGATACAAAAGCGTTGAAAGAAAAAACAGATAAAGAAGAACTTGACCGTAAGAAAGAAATTCAAGCTTTAGTCTTTAAAACAGCTGGTGAAACTTTAGCTGCGTTTCAAGCGGTGTCAGATTCTATTTTTGAAATCAGTAATGCTGCTAGGGAACGAAGAAACACTGATGAGCTGAAAGGTTTAGAAGAAGGAAGTGCTGCTTATGTTACTGCTAAGAACAAGCAAATTGCTATTGAGAATGAATATGCTAAGAAACAGTTTGCTATAAATAAAGCATTACAAATTAGTGGTGCTGTTATGTCTGGCTTACAAGGTATCTTAGCAATTACAACTGTTCCAGACTTTACCCTTGGTGTTCAGACTGCGTTACGTATCGGTGCTCAAGTTGCACTGTCTGCTGCTACAGTTGCTAAAATAGCTGGTACACAGTTTAAAGGCACAGCAACACTTAGTGCTCCAAGTGGAGCTGGTGCTATTCCAAGTGCTGGTGGTGCCGGTGCTACACCGAATCTTAACTTGTTTGGGAATGCTAACACTGGTAATGTTCAAGCTGCTACAGCAAATACTAGTGTCACTGGCCCGGGTGGACAAATGCGAGTTATTGCTACAGTTTCTGAAACAGAAATTAGTGCTGTTCAAAGAAGAAACCGAAGATACGCTGAAAATAGCGAACTTTAAGCTTAATAATATATAGATAAAATCAAACAAACTTAAATGACTCACAATTATATCACATTACTTAATGTCTTGGAAGCATTTGCTTCTAGTCACTTACAAGTAAGAAGATTTAAATCTGATTTCTTCGAGCAGATGTCTACTTGGGCCTCTACTGGTGCGGATTATCCAGTGCTTTATATAACTCCAGTCAATAGTACACTAAACGGTGGTATTTACCAGACTTATTTAAACCAATATCAGTTTACTGCTTATGCAGTTGAGTTATTTAGAGAAGACCGTTCAGATATCAATGAAGTTTTAACTACAACTAGTGAAATCCTTGGTGACTTGCATAAGTGGCTAAAAGAAGGCAATCTTCCTGGTATTGAAGTTATTTCTACTTCTCAATTGGTGCCACTAAACAATGGTGGAAATGATAGATGGGCTGGATGGCAAATGAACTTTGTAGTTGAGATTGAAACCACTACAGTTTGTGATATTCCTTTTGGTGACCAGCCAACAGTTCTAACACCAGTTTGTGATATTACTTATTCTCCTTGGATGGGTCCTACTGGACCACAAGGTCCAACGGGTCCTCAAGGTGTTACAGGTATTGATGGTGTTACAGGACCACAAGGCATTCAAGGTGTTACAGGACCTCAAGGTGTTACAGGACCTCAAGGTATAATCGGGCCAACCGGACCGCAAGGTCCTCAAGGTGTTACAGGTATTGATGGTCTTACAGGACCTCAAGGTGTTACAGGACCTCAAGGTATAATCGGGCCACAAGGTCCAACGGGTCCTCAAGGTGTTACAGGTATTGATGGTGTTACTGGTGCAACTGGATTAACTGGAGATACAGGTCCACAAGGCCCTCAAGGTGTAACAGGGCCACAGGGTATTCAAGGCGATACTGGACAAACTGGTGCAACTGGAGATACTGGACCTCAAGGTGTTACAGGACCGACAGGACCTTATCCATTTTTCTTTCAAGATACATTACCAACTGGGACAATAACACCTGGTAGTTTTTGGTTTGATAGCGATTTAGGAAATCTATATGTTTATATAGACGATGGAACTACAACGCAATGGGTTACACCGTTGAATATGGTTGGTCCAACAGGCGCAGCCGGTGCTACTGGTCCTGCAGGTGATATGAACTTCAATTATTATACTTCACCAGCACTAGGTTCATATCATTCATTCCATGTCACAAATGTTGGACTAATAAATACAGCGATACTCACAAACCAACTTGGTATCAGTCCAATTTATATCAGAAAGAGTGTAACTATTGACCAAATTGGTGTATTCATAGGCGGTCCATTAGCTGGTAATAGTGTTTTTGGTTTATATGATAACATAAATGGAGTTCCGAATAATCTTTTATTCGCTAATACAGCAAGTCCTTTCAACAATGGTATTATTTCTGTACAAACTTGGACTTTACCTTCACCGATTTCACTACAAGCTGGAGTTTATTATGTAGCTTGGAATAGTAGTTCTGCTGCAACTTTTAGGTCAATCAGTTTTGGGGCACCTGTGGCGGTATTCGCACAAGGTAATGCCAATACAGCTAATGGAAGCGCTTTGTTCAAAAGTCTTACTTATTCAGGTAGTCTACCATCAAATTGGGATACATATCCAGTAACGGTAACTGGTGCTGGTACTGGATTTAGCATACCTCATATTGTTTTTAGAATAGTATAAAAATATAAAATAAAAATAAATAAAAAATGGATACTTATAAAATATCGAAAGCTGCTTGGGCTACTTATCAATTATTCAGTGACTTACAAGCTGCTGAGTCATGGACAAAATCTAACTTAGGCCCAGGATATACAGTTGAATTGTCACCTGATATTCAAGTTACACCCGTGTCACCTGAAGAAAAACTTCTGAATGACCAGAATTTTGGTGCAACTTTAATAGAAATGTTTTTGTTGGATAATAGATTGATTACTCCAGCAGTTACACCTATCGAAAGTTTAGAACTATTGGCGAAATTTCAAAATATAGAAAAATTAGCTTCATTAGGTGATATTAGGTCAGCACAAATACTTTTAAATGCAGTGCAAACTGACCCACGACTTTTCACGCAAGCCAGAAAGGACAAATATTTAGCTTTAATTGCAGGATATTTATAAAATAACTATAACAATATAAAATGATAAATTGGCCGATACCTAGTTTTATAGGTGAATTATACACAAGTCCGAATGGTGATGTTTGGGAATGGAATGGAAATGCCTGGATAGGTCTTGAATCTTTTGTTCCAGGTCCAACCGGGACAACCGGAGCAACAGGAGCAACTGGGCCACAAGGTGTTACAGGTATTAATGGTGCAACAGGACCACAAGGTCCTACAGGTGCTGCTGGAGCAGGTGGTGCTACTGGTTACCATCTTTCTGCTTATGATACTACTACCCAAACTGCAGTAATTAACACACCAACTGCAATGGAGTTAAATACCAATGCTTTTTCTAATGGAATAAGTATAGTTGGTAATACACAAATCACATTTGCACAAACTGGGATTTATGATATTCAATTTTCAGCACAATTTCATCATACTGGTGGTGGTGGTTCTGGGGATGAAGTTGATATTTGGTTGCGTAAAAATGGTGTAGATGTTCCAAACACAGCTACAAGTGTCACTATTACATCTTCTGCAAAATATGTAGTACCTGCTTGGGATTGGTTAATCCAAGCTAATGCAGGAGATTACTTTGAAATATATTGGGCTAATAATAATGCTAATATTCATATAGATGCCTTACCTGCTAGTGTAGTACCTGCAGTTCATCCAACAATACCTTCTGTTATTGTTTCGGTTATTCAATCAGCATATAATGGAGCAACAGGACCAACCGGCATTCAAGGTGTTACAGGGGCAACAGGTGGTTCTAGTGCCAAATATCCTGTTGGAACAATACAACCACTTTTACAAAGTAATGATTTTTCAACTACTGTTGGAACAATGCAAATTAATAGACTAGTAGGGTATTATATAACAATTGAAAAAAATATAAGTATTGATACTTTATATGTAAGGGCAGGTACAACAAACGCTGGAGCAAGGATAACTTATGGTATTTATAGTATAAATTCAACAGGTTACCCTGATACTAAATTATTTAATTCTACTGAATTTACATTAGCTGTAGGTACATCACAAACTCAAGCAGTAAGTTGGAGTTTAAGTGCTGGAACATATTTTGTAGCTGCTAATATGAATAGTTCAAGTGGAGGTATGATTGGATTCACAAGATTTGTCATAGCTAATACAGCTATTGGAACAACAGATGTATCAGCTTCTTTTGTACCACGAGGATATGATGTAGCGACAACATATTCAACAACACTACCAACAACGTTCCCTGCTGGGGGAGTAAGTACGGGTACAGCAGCTCTAAATGGTTTATGGTTTAGAATAGCTTAAATATAAAATAATTTGTTAAACTTCGTTGAACCATTTTAAACCTTTACTAAATGCCGTTTTACTTACTAAACACACCAGCTGGGCTTCAGGTTCACAAATTTCACTTAAAGAAACACTTATTATCTGCATGGAACCGGCGTGGTCTTGGTGAACCTGAAATTTTAAATTCAACTGGGGCAAGTCCCTTACACTATTATAATTCAGACGGTGAGTTTATACAAAGATTATCTGATATGGAATACTCAAAAGCAAAAGAAGCAAAACTAAAACAAATTTATAACAGAGCAGCAGACTGGTTTGAAGCTAACGACGCTGACTTAGACTCAAGTGTTGAAGAGAGCAAAAAAGATTTTTTAATTGCTTGTCTTATAGGCTCAGATAAAAAGATTGAGCAAGCAATGAATGAACTCTTTGGTCTTGGTTGTTGGTTTGTTGGTTATTGGTCAGAAATATACCAATTATGGCTTGAATACAAATTACTTATAAAAATACCTGGTAGAAAACACCAATGCGATACTCTCCTGGATTTACCCAACTAATGAAAAAGACTATTCTGGATATAGACTTAGTAGACACTGGTGCACTTTATCGCTCAGTGGAAGTCTGGAGCCAAGTGGATGGTTTTAAGATAGTGTTAGATTGCAGGAGTGAAGATTACATTAAATACTACATTACTGCTGAAAGGATTGCTCAGTTGTTTTCTGAGCAATCCGGTTTCAGCAATTTGGTCGAAAAAGAACTAGCAGCTCCTCTGGAAAGAGCAGTTGAAGCAAGTTTCACCAGTGGAGTCCCAGTGCAGTTTAAGCCTGAGTTAGTGATACTTTTTAATGGCGAGTAGCTTAAAGCTCAAGTGAATGCTTCATTGCCAATAATTTAAACACTAGAACTACTGAAACTTCAGTAAGTGGTTTAATCTGGACAAGGTTTCCTCCAGCTAAGTCCCATATCAGTCTTTGCCAACTCCATGCTTTAGCATTTTCAGCTTGTCTTTGAGCAATTTTATTTGCAACCTGCTGTCGAGCGTTTTCAGTCTCTTCTAGCTGGTCTACTTCTTCTTCATTTGGAGCAAATAGTGGAGCAAATTCCTTTAAGAATGCTTCTCGCCACTTAAACCAAGTCTCTAGCACCCAAATAGCACTAGTTATTGGTATTTCAGTGAACTCCTTTCTTCTAACTTCAGGATTAAATCCATAAGGCTCATAGATTAAATGCCCCCACTCATTAGTTGACCACTTTCGGAGCATAAGAGCAAGTATTAGTGTAAGATTTTCACTAGTATCTCGGCACCAGTTTTCCATATCTATAAACTCACCTAGTGTTAAGTCATTTGGGTGAAGTAGTTTCCACTCATTCCATTCTGACCACTCTAATCCAGTTGGTGATTCATGGACGAACTTAGTCTTCCGGATATCCGGTAGAATGTCATCAATAGACTGGTCAAAGTAAGGGTCTTCAAGTGTAATATCCTTAAAAAGTGCAATTGCTTCCATATCTAACGAACTAGCATCTGGGTCGCCCTTTATTTCTTCCCACTCAAGCCAAGTAGCTAATGAAACTTCACTCCAACTAGCAGGTAGTGTTTTATTTATTGACATTTAACACAGCATTAATTTTCTTGGATAAGTTTTCAGTAATTGCTACTGCAAATGGTATAAATATCTTTGCTGGTTCACTCTTAAATAATTGAACTTTACGAGCAATTTCTTCGTCGCTATAGTGCTTATCGGTTTTGTTTGAGCGAAAACATACTGCTACCATATTGGAAATAGTATTGTCACCAACTCGCATAGAAGATTCAATGTAACTAGCATCTCTAGCACGTAAACCAAATTGATTTCCAACGTAAGTAGTAAAGATCTCGTCACCAATAGTAATAAACTGCGGCAAAGCAGGGTCAATTACTGCACTGTCTTCGTTAATTGCCATAGCAAATGCAAAGAGCTCGTCTTCAGTCACTAAGTCTAGTATGTCATCTGGTATACCAAGCAAAGTCATTGCTGAAAGGTATCGGACAATGTAGCCGCCAGTAGAATCTGTCAACAATTCAGAAAGTGTCTCCCATTCCGACAGTGTAAATTCAGTAGCACTAGTTTTAAGCGAAAAGTTTTGGATCGTAATCATAGTTTGTGGTTTTATCTATATATCCACTTCGTAGAATCGTTTAGAAGTCGTGTGACACTGCCTTACTAAAAACTTTGTATATTTTTACTGGGCTGCAACAATATATATATGAAAGACCAATTACCAACATATACAATCACTATTGAGGATCCTAATTCTCCAGAAGATTTAGGTATTGAGCAGATTGCTTTTACTAGCAATCCAGCTATTGTGGTAAAAGGTGTAGCATTCGCAAGTCAACAAAAAGTTATGCAATTTGCAGACGATTTAAAGTATCGTATAACTGCACCAGCAATGATACCAATGGAGATTTACCGAAGAGATGAAAGCGGTGAGTATTTTGTCCAATTTACAGAGAGTGAGATTGAAAAGATTTTTGTTAAGTTTATGCAAAATCTTGGTAAAGTTAAGAATGTTTTTAACTTAGAACACAATCAAGCAGTAACTGTGCCAGCATTTGTTTTAGAAACTTGGTTGGTAGAAGACTCAAAAACTGATAAAGCTTTCACCAAGTGGGGTATTGAAGTGCCAGTAGGCACAATGATGTTAACTGCTCAAATTACGGATAAAGAATATTACCATAAATTAGTAAACAGTGGACAAACTGGATTTTCTATAGAAGGATTTCTTGGAATGTTTGCTGAAATTTTAGAAGAACAAAAAAATCCCGAAAAAAATATGTTTAAATTACCGGATGGCGAGCACCTGATTGGCGACAAAACTTATATCGTTAAAAACGGTGAAGTAGTTGAAATTATAGATGCTAAAGAAGAAATGGCTGGTGAATGTAACTGTGGTGGACCTAAGAAAGAAGAAATGGCTGAAGTTGAACCAATAGTTGATGAAGTTCCTGCTCAAGTAATTACTACTGAACAGATTGAAGCTCTTATTGAGCAAAAACTTGCAGAACTTTATGACGTTATTGCTGAACTTAAAGCTCAAATCTTGAAAACTGAAGTACCAGTAGAAGAAGTTACACTAGTTGCTCAAAAAATGTCTGTTCATGAGACCTTTGCTGTGTTACGCAAGCAAGAAAAGGAAGCTCTGGATGCACGAATTGCTAAAAACAAAAATAAAAACTAAAAGACAATGGCTCGTAAATTAAAATTTGACTTGAACGTAAACTCTAATGCGTTGTTATGTCCAAACTCAACTGAATTTTACTCAAAATGTTATATATCTGAAGATGTAGTTAACAACTTCCGTGTTATTCCGGGTGTAAAGGACAGTACTAAAATCTCAAACGTTGTATTCAACGACGTTCTTAAAGCATCTAGCTGTGACTTCGTTTCTGGCACTGGTACTTTAGATTCTAAAACAATTGACGTTTGTGCTCTTTCTATCCAGCAAGAAGTATGTCAATTTGATATTGAAAGCTCTTTCCTTAGCTTGTCAATGGCTCGTGGTTCAAACGGTGAAGTTGCTCCTGCTGCTTTCATGAATTTCTACTGGGACGAATTGGCTAAGAAAGCACAAGAAGAAATCTCTGTTCTTCGTTGGAAAGGTAATGCATCTGGTACAGGTGGTACTTATCTTGACCTTTGTGATGGTTTAGAAAAGAAACTTGCTGCTGGTAGTGCTGTAGGTGTAACTGCAACTGGTATCACTGCTGGTAATGTTATTACTGAAATGACTAAGGTTTATACTGCTCTTCCTGCTGCTTGTAAATTCAAAACTAAGGACCTTCGTTTCTATGTTGCTGCTGATATTGCTGCTTCTTATATGTTGGCTGCTGCTTCTGGTAACACTCAAGCTTATATCACTGCTGCTATGCCTTTGACATTCCTTGGTATCACTGTTGTTCCACAAGAAGGTATGACAACTGGTAAAATGGTATTGACAATTAAGGATAACTTGATTTATGCCTTTGACTTGATGGAAGATGCTGAACAACTTGAGGCCGTAAACATGAGAAAGACAACTGCTGAATCTAAGATTCGAACTGCTGCAAACTTGAAAGTTGGATTTAACTTTGTTAACCCAGCACAGATTGTTTACTACGCTTAATAAAAACTGAATAAAGGGGTGCTTAACGTGCCCCTTCTTTTTATAAAATAAAACTAAATAAAAATGGCTTGTAACACTTTGACCACTATCAGTGGAACTTGTGGAAATAATGCTGGTGGTATATCTGAGTTATATTTGTGGGATATGGACGATAATGTAGCTGCTGCTTCAACGTTCAGTACTACAACTTTTACATGGACTGCGTACGATATTACTGCTGGTACAACTGGCTCTAATCCACCAATTGCATATATTTTCAATGATAAAGCTTCGAACTTTACTGAAGAAACTGTAGTTAGTCTTGAAAACGGCTCAACTTATAATACTCAAACTGTAAACCTAGTATTCAACAGACGTAGTGCTGCAAAGAGTGCTTCTATCCACTTGATGGGAGAAGGCCAGCGTAAGTTAGGTGCCCTTATTAAAGATGCTAATGACACATATTGGTTGATTGAAGACTTGCAACTGACCGCAACTGGTGAAGGTTCTGGAACAGTAAAAGGAGACGGTTCAAAATATACTGTAACTTTAACTGCTGAAAACATTTACTTAGCAGGTGTTGTTGGTGCTTCAGGTGCCGCTAGTTTGATTTCAACTGGTACTTTTGTCTAATATTTAAGGCAAAAAACTAAAAATAAAACACTGGGCAGTGCGGAAGACTTCTGTACTGCCTTTTTAGACTCAACTATGCTCTGGATAAACAAAAATACATCAAATCAGCTTACGGTGGAGTTATTTGGGCTTACCACGAGCACTTATGACCAATACTTGTTCCAATTTATTCCGGAAAACACTACTATTTATCCAAATCGGTGGTGGTTTGCTGGAACTGGAGGAACCGCTACTTGTCGTAGCATACAATTTACACTAGTGGAGAGTTCAACTGGTAGTACTGGTTCAACTGGTGCCACTGCTGGTGTAGCAGTTAACTTAACACCGGGTGAATGGCAATATAACGTCTATGCTGGAACTGCTGCTATTAACTGGGCTAACATGACCGCTTTTACAGGTAGTGACCCTATCTGGCGTGGCACAATGACTGTTACTGGAACAAATACTTTTTTAGATACTCTTTATGATGGTGCTGTAGACGGTCTGGTTTCATCTAGACTTTACGACTAGTCCTTATATTAGAATATTCCACAAAGTGGATATATAAATAAAACCAAACAATTATGAAAATATTTGGATTCCAATTTGGAGCAGCAAAATCTAAACAAGCAGTAGTAATGCCGCCTGTAGCAGATGCTCTTCCAATGGCTTTTTCTTCTCCTTTTATTACTTTACCAAAGGGCAATCTATCACAGCCTTATATCCAAAACCGTTACAGTAATGGTAACTGGGTGAACTTTGGTGCTGCTAACGATTATCCACAGATACTAACACAACTTTATTTCCAGTCACCACTTCATGGTGCTATTATAGAGTTTATCACTAACTCAATTGTTGGTGGTGGTTGGGAATGGGATACTAAGAAGAATACTCGAGAAAAGATTGACTTGTTTACTTTCGATAAAGCTAATAACCTAAATAAACTAATTAGACTATTAACTAGAGACTGGTTAATGCACCGAAGAGTAACGGTTTTAGTTACTAAGCACCCAAATCGAACTTCTTTAACTAGGGTAGACCCATCTTATGTCCGTAACAGTGCTGATTTAGAAACATTTTATTGGTCAAATGATTGGCGTGGTGGTGTTACAGCACTTAAAACATATAAGAAGTGTTATCCAAACAGTGCTGAAAAGGAATCACTGTTTGTTTACCAAGACGAAACTCCTGGCCAAGACGTTTATCCAATACCAGCTTACAATAGTATCTTAAACTGGGCAGCACTAGACTCTGATATTGCTTTTTTCCAAAAGTCTAATATGCAGAATAGTATTTTTCCAAGTATAGTAATTAGACGACCTAAAGAGTTTCAATCACTAGACGAAGTAGAAAAATTCAAAGCTGGAATTACAGAAAACCAAGGAGCAGGAAATGCTGGTAGAGTATTGGTTTTAAGTGGAAATGGCAAAGATGATGTTCCTGAGTTTGGTCAGATTAGTGCTAATAACAATGAAAGTTTATTTGTTAATGCTGGCCGTGAATGCAAGGAGCAAATATGTTTTGCTTGGGGCATAAATCCAAGCTTAATGGGTTTAAAAGTGGCCGGAAGTTTGGGAAATGCTTCGGAACTTCAAATGTCTTATGGTATTTATGAGAAGTCAGTAGTTATTCCTACCAGAACTCAGGTCGAAGATTTTATTAAGTCATTGTTATTCTGTGCTGGCGTGGAAACTGGTATAAAGTTTAATAATTTTCAGATCATTGATGGTGAAATAGTCGATAAAACTACAAAAATATAACTAAAATAATGAATTATTTTTTAACGCCGCTATATTTGAAGAACATTACTGCTGTCGGTGAGTCAGTAGATGATGTAGTATTAGCTCCTTTTATTAAAGTTGCCGCTGATAGTTATGTCCGGTCAATACTTGGTACTTACTTTTATAATGACCTTCTAGTAAAGTACAATGCTCAAACCCTAAGTGGTGATGAAATTACACTAGTAGAAGACTACATTAAGGATGCAGTAGCGTGGAGAGCGTGTGCTGAAGCAGTATTCGCCACTAGTTATCAAATCCGTAATAAGGGTATGGTTACACAGTCTGGTGACTTTACACAACCAGCTGACGCTAGAACGGTTTCTACTATGCAGCACCATTTCAGGCAAATAGCGGAAAATTTAGAAGGTAGATTACTTAAGTACTTGAGTTTATCTACCAACCGAGCACTCTTTCCAGCATTGACTAATGTTTTAAACACTGATTCATTAGCACGTTGCCAAGATTGCGGAGGCTCAAATACTTATGGCAGTGACATAATTTTTATCTAACTAAATCCAGTTGAGATAATATGACAAATAACTTATTTATAAAAATGAATCACTTATTGTTACACACCAAGGAAGTGCTACTAAAAATGGCACTAGTAATTAAGCCCGCACTGGTTACTATTGCGCTCTTCTTCCAGCCTATTCAATTTGTGCTCTTAGCAGTAGGTGGATTTATCTTATTGGACACTGCTTTAGCAAGAGTTAGAGTAGCACTTTATAAGAAAAGAAATAAAATTAAAGTAGCTAAAGGTGAAACTTTAAGTGCAGAAGATATCGACAAAGCAACATGGACTAGTCGTAAGATGAGAATGGGCTTAGTGCCTAAAATGCTCGTATACCAAATGATTGTTGTAGTACTTTTCTTCCTGGACTATGCCATCTTGAATGAAATGGTTAATTTGGTGTTTCACTTTGAATACCTATTGACTAAAGCTGCTGCATTTGTCTTATGCTACATTGAAATACTGTCTATAGATGAAACATTTGAGAAGATTACTGGAAAATCATTCTTCCAATATTTTTTAGACTTGGTTAAAACTACTAAAAAAGTAAAGAAAACCTTCGAAAGCATAAATCCAGGAAAGAAAGATTAACACAATTTAAGTAAAGATATAATGCCCTTGAGCTCAAACGAGTTCTTGGGCATTTTTAGCTCTAGCCATATACGTCTATAAGACGATTCCACGAAGTGGATATATAAATAAAACCAAAACTATTATGACAAACCCACCTTCTATGATTACTCATGACACACCTAGTGCTCAGGAGTTACCAATCCCAGAACTTCCTACTGGATTACCAGAATATCTTATTCCACTTTATGCTGCAATTGTCCGTATTACTACTGGAGTTGACCTTATAGTTGTTAGCTTTAATGACCTTGGACTTATGGCAAAAAATCATCCAAGTGCTGTTGTAAAAGACTTAAACACTTTGATTGACGGAGGCTTCATTGGAGCACAACAGCTGTTTGAGATTCAGATAATTAATGATATTGTAACTCGTCCAGGCCGTGACTCGGTTATCCTTTGGAATCCATTAAAAGCTATAGCTTAAACTTGAGGCTTAAGCAAGTATAAACTGTAAGACGATATAATACACAACTTGGGCACCACTATTCACTAGACTTGAACTAGTAAATGCTGGTGTCCTTTTTATAACTTAGTTAAACAAGGTTAATATTAAAAAAAAACACTGAAATGGTATGGAAAATTTATTAGGTTACAAATATCCGACAAATTGTGAAAAACTTGTTGTTGACTACCCAAATGACCGACTAATATTCTTCGAGTGTCAGTTAGACCTTGCTAAAATAGTAGATATTAAATACAATGGTCTTTATGAAGGCGAACCAATTGTCCAGATTACTTTTGCTGAAGGAGATACTATACGAGTTAGGGGTAGTGAAAAGGAATGGAAAACAAAGTGGTGTAAACGGGGCAGACCAATAGGAATGCCCGTAATTCGTCGTACAAAAGAACTCAAGACTAGCGTACTCTTTTTTTCAAGCGACATGAATACCTATTCATGTCACCAAATGTCGCTAGACTTGAGTTCTATTCAAGCTAGTTGGGCTAGATGTATTGGAGATGGTTGTGGTGTCTGGGTAACACTTAAAAGTGGACACCAAATGTTAGTAGAAATGGAATGGAGGGAGTGGGAAAAGATTATTGCTGGCTAAGTCCATATATAGACTATACAAAACAATTGTTGCTTTCATGAGTTTGTTTATAAATGTTTTTCATTTGAATTTTTATTGTGGTTAAACCGGAAGTCTGATTCGCTTCCGGTTTTTTAGTCTCTAGTAGTGAGCTAGCCAATGCTTTACGGAATACTATAGAGTACGTCAATACTTAGGGATGGAACTATTGAAAGGATTTATAACATTTTTTCTAAATAATTCTCAAAAAGGGCCTATTTTAACTATGTGCCGCCATATATACTATATAACAAATAAAAACAACACACAACTATGTACAAGAAACCACATTTTAATCAAACAACCAAAAGAATCTTCTCTCTTATTTTGTCAGAAGCCGAAGAAAAAGGATTCTGTTCACTATCAAATGAAGCAATGCAAGAAAAACTAAGTATCAGTAATAAGATAACACTGTCATTTCATATTGCTAACTTAGAAAACTCTGGTTTAGTAAAAAGAATTCGCACTTATAATTTAGAACTTAAACGACCTGAACGCCATCTTTATTTAACTGATTTGACACTGGAAGATTACTTAAAAGAAAATTAACAAGAAATA